CTGCTAGGTCACCGTTTGCTAGATTATCTGCACCTTCTAGAATCATATTAACTGCCGCACCACTTACTGCGCCAACTTTTAATACTGAAAGGTTTAAGTTTTGTACTGAGCTAACTAATGCTGTTAATTGAGTTGCTGAAATGTTTCCTGATTGTTGAGTGAAACTCTTAAGGAATACATCTTTACCAATAAACTCACCAGCCGCCGCCGCTCTTCTATCTGATTGTGCCATTTGCTTCTCCTAAATATATGCGGACATTATGTGTCCTATGCATTTATTTATCTTCTTTCCATAAAAAAAGGCAGTATAAAACTGCCTCTTTCTATTTGTTTAAATCTTAACCAAAAGTTACAACTAATGTAGTACCTGTGATAGATGGTGTTGCTTGAGCACCTTGTAATGCAATGTGACATCCGTCATTTGTTACATCATCTTCAACTGCTACAACCACAAAGCCTTCGTTTTGTGCTTCTAAACATGCCGCTTCTACTGAAACAACTGAAACATCATCAACTGAAAGAATGTGTGTTTGACCTTGGAATCCAGATCCGGCTCTTACTGCCGCGTTTGGGTTTGCTTGTGCCATTGTATTTCTCCTAAAATTCTATAGGCGTTAACCTATTTCTTAATAGTATTTATCTATTTTAAAGAATTTTTAGATGTTCTTTGGACCCTTGGCTTTGATATTTGCTGGGTCAAATAATTTACTTAGATTTTTTCCTGCTTGCCAACCTGAAGTAAATGCTTTACTTATACCTTGATCTATTATGGGTAGATATGCTTTAAGTTCATTAGGCAACTTGTCTCTGCCTATTTTTACATACTGATTTCCACGAAAGTTGTCACTGTATTGTTTAAGTTCTTTTGATGTATTGATGGGTTTTTCACCATCATGTGCTTTTATATTTTTTAGTGCTTTTTTAGCCATTCTTTCAGCGGCTCTTTGTGCAGAGTCAACAGTTTTATGTGCAACATTGTTTCTTGATGTTTGAAAATAATATGCTATCAGTTGATCTTCTTGATCTGGACTACTTGCTAGAGCCATGTACAAAGCATTTGCCTCTGCTTCAAATTCTGGAGATCTTTTAGGAGCACCCTGTTGATTACCAGAATCTCTTCTTTCGTTATCTCTGTCTTCTATTATTTCAAATATTTTCATTTTTAAAAGTTCTTACTATCTTACTGATAATCATTTTTAATGCTGTTATATAAGCCCAGCCATATCCATAAAAAATATGGAAAGTATGATTTTTTTCTATTGCAGATTTAGGTCCAAATTTCTTTGTCCAATTATCTACATATTCACCATTGTATCTTAATACTGCATGTGATACTTTCCACTGTGAAGGACCCACTAAACAAATTCCTGCTTGATGTGTAATTAACATCCACCACATTTTTAAATGGCTTTCACCACATAGTCTGTAAAGAATTGATAGAGCATAGTCTTCGCAATCACCTACATACTTACCTTCTGCATTTGGAGAATAGATAATTTTCCATGCATCGGCCATACCATATTGTTCTTTGTCTTTTCTGTATTTCCATTTTTTATTAAACGAATCTACTATTGCATCTTTTTGTATTTTGTTCATTTTTGTCTCTGCCTTCCACTTGCCCAGTATCCTGCTATTGCTCCAATACCTGTACCGTACTTCTTATATTTATCAATATTTTTTCCTGTTTTTTGTGCAATCTTCTTACCTGCATACCTGCCTGCTACTGCACCTGCGGCAGTACCTGCCACACGTCTTGCTAAACTGGGCTCGTTTTTGTATTTGTCTGAAATACTGTATGCTTTATATTTTGTCATTGTGCTAAGTGGTGAAATCATTTCACTGCCTTTGGCATATCTACGGTATTCTTGTATTACTGCCGCAACAACCATTTGTCTTTGACTGTATTTGAGATTACTCCAATCACTTATTAGTCTTCTCCATTGTTTAAATCTGGAATGACTTATTTTTAATTGACTTTCCAATCTCAAAAAGAAAGTTGATATTTCACTGTTTCGTTCATTACCTTTGGCAATTTTGCTAATCATTAACCAGTGTTGTCTGTTATTAAATTTAAGAGAATTTAAAAATCTTTTACTTTCAAAAGAATTGTTGAGGGATATATTTCTGTTATCAGGATCATTTACTTGATATGCTAATAAAAATAAATCAGTAGCATGTGTTCTAAATAAAACATAAGGTCCATATTGTGTAGACTGTTTAGCATAGGCTCTAGCAAAGTCTGCCTGTTTGCCATCTTTTGCCATCATCCAGATACTTAAAGATGTTAGATACAATAAATCAGCAACTTGTCTTCCAGTTAAGTTTTTAAATTGTCTGGAAGTTCTGAATAGTCGTGCTTCAGATATTTCTTTATCTATAAGTTGGAATTCCATTATGCTCCAGGCCTCCCTGTACCAAAGTTTAATCTACTAAACTCCAGTCTATCAACAAGTTTCATAGCATTGCCTTTTCTGTCAACTGCTACGAATCCTTCTTCACCAGTGACTTCATACCCACCATCAACTTCTTTAAATGTTGGCATCTGTCTGATAGTCTCTAATTTTTGTACTATTAAAAGTTTTGCTTCTATAAGTTTTAAATATAAGTCATATACTGCTACAATATTGTTTACATGTTCCTTTAAAAACTTTACACCCTGTACTAGTTGCTGTCTTGCTTCGTCCTGTTTCTTTTCTGTTTTATAGCCTTCTATTTTCTTTTCCATTCTGGCAATATAACTTTGAGTAAACGATTTAGCAAATGCATTGGGATCTGGTTCAAATTCTCCAACTTCTTTTATGTTGGAATTTACATGTGCCTTTAAATATGTAATGAAATCTTTACCTATAACATCAGAACCTTTTGATAACCAATTAAACATATCTTTACCCACACTCTGTAAATATTGATCTGCTTGTCCTATTGCCATCATCATGTTATTACTTTCTTCACCAGTAAGTGTTACTGTTCCACTTAAATCTTTTATTGTGGCATCTCTAAACCATACATCAGGTGTTTTTGTAAATCCACTGCTGTTAAAACCAAACCTTGCTGTGGTGTCTGCTAGTGTTGGTCCACCTACATATTCTGTGTGGAACACTATACCCATGTTTGCTCTGGATATGTCATTAGCAAGTTCACTGACTTTGGGAACAGCATAGACTATTGTGTTTGGTTTAAATGCTAATACTTCTTCACCGTCTATTGTTGCTGATTTTACAGTGTCTTTTTTAAACAGCATATCACCTTGTACAACTGTATTGATATTTAATTTTGATAAATTTACGAGTGCTGTTTTTAATATATTTCTTAATTCTTCATCTGGATGATTAGCATCTATATCTTGAGGAGTGAAATTCATTTTGGGAGTCTTAGCAAATACTCCTTTTGTTCCCACAAAAAATTTACCTGTTTCAGGATCTCTACCTGCTATAATGGCAGGTGCTCCGTCCCATTTTGTTGTCATTGATATGGGTGCTTTAGTGTGGCCTTCCAGCATTTCATGTAAACTGTATAGATAGTTTACTGCTTCTTTGGCTCCCTCATATCCTTTATTAAAGATATTATCTTCTAAATGTTCAAGGTGAGTGTTTTTGCCTTCGGCTTCTAATATAACTTCCTTGAGAAGGTTTCTGAAAAGATCAGTAAATTTCATTTTACTTTCCTGCCATTACAGGGATTTTATTTCTGATAATATCTGGAAGTGCTTTTTTAATTATATTATCTGGTATTTCATCAACAGATTTAAAATTACTTTTAGGCATTTCTTTATTAAAGTAATCTAATATATCTTGATCAGTATACCCTCGCATTGTGTCTTTATTTGTTTGATCAATTTTAGATTGTTTGCTTTGTTGATATTTTTCAATGCCTTTACTCAGTAGTCTTGACAAAGCATCACCGCCCGTACCTAAAATTTTTCCAAGTATACTTGCTTTAGGGTCCATTCTACTTGCTTGTCCTAATGGACCTCCCATCATATTTGATACTGCTTTTTTAATACTTGTCCAAGTACCCATTGGTAATGGAGATTCACCGTCTCTGCCAAATCCTTTCACACCCATCAATAAGGCATGGGCTTCACTGTTAGGATTTACTTTTACACCATCTGCTTTACGGAAAAATGTATTTGTGGGCTCATCATAAACAAAGGTAACACTATGAAGTTTTACTTCATCGCCATCATTGAGTGGTTTTGCTTCTTGTAGTATTACTTCATTAATTAGCATTTTCTAATTCCCTTTGAGATTCTTTGATAATTTTACCAATACCTCTGGAGAATTTTTTGACATCTCTGCCTTTAATACTATTAATTAGTCTGTTTGTGAGATCTTTGGCAGTTTTTTCATCATAATGATTTTCAATCTGCTCAATTAAGTTAATAGCACTGTTAATCACATGCTCACCTCTATTAGAAACAACATGATTTCTGTCTCTGTCTACTGAGATTTGATTAAGTTCTTCTAATATACTGCGAGTCTTACGCATGATCTCTCCATAAAATATGTATAATGCTATTTATCATTATAGATCATTCTTTTTCAGGAACTCTCGCATGTTCATTGCTTGTCCTATTGTATCTTTTGCTTCTGTGTCTTCTGCTTTGATAGTGTTACCACGTTTTAATTGGTCAACTAGGCTACTTGTTGTGATAGTCATAGCATCTTCATCGCCCTCTTGTAGATCTTCTATTCTAAGTGTGTCAGGATCAAATCTCAAATCAACTTTTGTGCCTACACCACTACTTGAACGTGTTTTCATAAACTGTATCTGATACCTGCCTTTTTCTCGCATAGCATTACTTGTAAAAATACCCACAACATTATCTGCTGTTTGCACTTTTGAGATACCACCTGCTATGTGGTGATGATCAAATTCTATTTCTTCTACTGCACCTCTGTTCAACTGTGAAGCAGTAACAAACAGTAAATCTCTTTCTGTTGCTAAGTTACGCAATTCCTCAGACACATACTTGTCTTTGATAAACAGATCACCGCCACTTACTTTTTGACTTATTGGCATCATCAAATCTAAATAGTCTACAAGTAAACAGTCTACTTTTTCACCTGATGCTATCTCATATTCACGTAAAAATGTTCTGATATCATTACAGTTCACACCGTTAGGCATTTGTTTAACTCTCAGTTTACCTGCACCTTTGGCTTTCATACGAACTTTTAGATCAACATCATCAATGTTTCTCATTACTTCTTTAACACCATATCCAGATACCATACTATCAAGTCGCATACTGATAAGTTGTTCACTCAACTCTAAACTGATATAAACAACATTAAATCCTGCTTGTACCCAATTAACAGCAAAGTTTTGTAAGAATAAACTTTTACCAGCACCTGAACCACCAGCAAAGATTGTCATTTCACCTCTGTTAAGTCCGCCATACAGTTTCTGATCTATTCCCTTCCAGCCTGTGCTTACAGCACCTGCTTGTGCCTTAATCCATTCCAATCTTTCTTTAGGATTATCAAAATAATCTAAACCTAGATC